TCATCATCGCGAACATAATTCTCCACCGAATGTGTTCTCTCGTATGCTTGCAAATCGTTAGTATCCTGCCGTAGCAATCTACGAGGAATGATTTTCTTTTTGTTATCCTGTGGGTCGAAATAATGCTCTCCAAATATGCCTGCCGTCATAAATTCAGGATAGTTTATTGCATTTTCGAAGACAGCCAAACACAAAAACCTTGAAATATTCAGTCGTTGCAACAAGATAGAAAAAATGATACTTGATGGTTCTATAATAATAGGTTTCAGGGTAATCCACTCAGCGCTATTTTTCGATGCACATACTGCAACCATTTCAGTGTCAATAACCTGGTATTCGAACTCTCTATACCCATATCGTAGGAAAGATATAAACTCAATAATTTCAGATTTACTATTGAAGATGTTATGTAGGTATGGTTTAAGAAAATATCTCTCAAACTTTTCTGTTGAAAATTCGTATAGCATTTCAAAAGCATCATATCCATCAAAATCAGTTATGGATACATCCCAGAGATTACGTCCAAGCGTTTCCAATTCTTCGGGAGCAGCTAAAAAATAGTACTGAGCAAAAAGGTATTCCTGAAAACCAGGATCAATGTAAATGAGTTTTATATCTTCTTCGTACATCATGCATGCTGCTGCACAAGCATCGTAGATGAAATTTTTACTGGTCATAATTTTCGGATTTTCAAGTGTATCCTTGGTAACAAGATTACTAAAGTACTCATCAAATGTATCGAGGTCGAACTCCACTTCATGCTTTATGTATGTAACGGCACAAAACTCCCTAAATACCTTCGTGAACTCCTCAGCATTCTGTGCACTTCTAAACACTCGTGAATAACCTTTCTTCTCCTCATCATGGCCACACACAATCGCATCATATACAGTTCTATAGAATAATCTCTTTTTACCTTCAAAGGGATCTACAATCGGATATTTCATGATTACGAAAGTCAACAGCATTGGATTTGAAGCAAAAACCTTATGCTTTTGGAGGTATTCACTCTCTAAATAATTTATAATCTTATCCCTTATAGCCTCATCTTCAGAATCCGCTAATAGATTGTTAATTAAGGTAGACGATTGCTCTCTATTAAATGGGCGAAGATATAGCTTAGAGAAACCCTTGACAGCCTTTATTACATCACACTCTCGCGATGCTATGACATACTGGTTATAAGGGTATCTATCAGTAAGCTCAACTATTTGTCGTTGAAAGGCATTTATATCTGAAGGGTCAATTTCATCAGCACCATCCATTAAGATCTGGCATTTACCAGATGACATTAGTTCGTCCATTTTTCTATTAGTAAGATTTTTATCAAATGTACCAGCTGTCTTTACAATATAATCATTAAACAAATCGTTGTTTTCGCTGAAGTCACGAAGCTCAATCATGATAGGAAGAATCCCTGTATGCATATGATTTAGGATGGATTCAAGAAATAGATGCTGAAGCATCATTGATTTTCCAATTCCTCCGTTTGCAACGAGGATGACTTTCTTTGAGTATTCTGCTATTAAGTCTAGATTGGCATTCAGAATAGTTTTTTCTTGAGTTCTACTGTGCCTATTCTTCGTATCTGCAAGTCGACTGCTCAATATATTACAAACATAAATATCTTCTAACAAACGCTCTTCTCCATTTGAGAAGGGCGTTTCTGTTTTTTCATACTTTGATTTTGTTCTTTCTGCATACTCAGGAAAAGAAATTATATGGGCATCTGGCTTGTAATAATGCTCGACTACATCTTCAGCATTACCATTTCCTTGGGCAATCGCATAAAACTGTTTAGCTAAAGCATAGGCAAAAAGACGTTTATCTGGAGTTTCCCCTTCATTCAATTCAATTTTAAAGCTAACCATTATATTACGTAATTCGCTATCGTTCAGGTCCCTTGTAACTTTATCGATAAAGCCCTCTTCGTTAAAGTTGGAGACAACTAATCCCCATATCACGTTTTCTGGACTACGTGTGCCATCAAACCATTTACCGTATGAGCTACTAGATGTCGGTAAGCGATCATAACAATCCTCAATCAAGGCAGCCTTCATGAAGTATTCAGGTATCTTTTCTTTGGATTTATGTCCAAGGATGCCGCTGGAGCTTCTACCCATATAAAATTTTGAGAAAAAATCTGTATATCTCACCCTTGCATCCCTCTCATATCAATTGATTTATATGTTGTCCGAATTGTCGGAATAATGTCCTAATCAGTCCGAATAATGTCCAACCCCCTGTCGGTGATGGTAAGAATAAAATCTTCTAAAATTATCTTGTAAGGGAGGACATGATTTACAGCATTGTACAAGCAAGGCTGATCCTGTTGAACTTGATTTAGCCCTACTTAATTACGCTAGTTAATTTACAATCTCGCTAAAAACAACTTATCCATACTTAATCACATTTCATTATACAGTAGTAAGCAAAAGATTACAAGATAAGACCAAAAAAAGATAAATCAAAGCGAGCAAATCAATATCCTCCCAGATAACCGACCTTAAGGTCCCAGGTAGTCCCTCACAAATGAGGACAAACAGTCCGCAAGAGCCGCGGATTATTCGGCTCTGAAAATACATCAACATCGCTGAGATGGCCATTAAGCGGTGGAGGTTACATAGAGGTTTCGGGAGCGGTGATAAAGACCGTCTCTGAAGCGCCGATGTGCCACCACCTTAGTTTCGTGCGCTCATTTTCAGCGGAAACGGGTCTGTGTACATCGTATGCAGACCCTCTTTTTGTTTCCTCCACCGTCAACACTCGGCGGCAAATCAAAGGAGGAAACAAATATGAAAAATCAGGACAAGCAGTACAAAATCTACATCCGCAGCACCAAACAGTGGGTGCCCGTAACTGAAGAAATCTACCGCGAATACTATCGCCCCATCTGGCGCTTACAGAAGGAAGCGCAAAAGAACGGTCAATGCGTATGTCCCAAGTCCAAACTCTGGATCTGCGACAGCGATTGTGCCACCTGCGAATATCGTGCAGCCGGAAACACTATCTCGCTCGACGCACCGATAGAAAACGCTGACGGCGACGGGTTCAGCCTTATCGATACAATTGAGGACCCGACCAGCAACTTTTCCGACATCCTAGTGGACAGGCTTCTGCTTGAACAACTTCTCGACGAGTTGTCGGAGCGTGACCCCGAGGGTAAACGCATCTGCGAATTAATTATGGAGGGTAGCTCCAAGACGGAAATGGCAGCTACCCTGCAGAACGAGTTCGGTGGCGACTGGTACAAGTCAAAAGTTGTTTACCATGAAAAGCAATTGCTCGACCAGCTCCGCAAACGTATATTGGGTCTCAAGTAATCACACGATTTTGCCCTCTGCCAGAGTTATTTGGCGGAGGGCAAAAATATTTTTCAATTTTTTTGTACGATGGCCCTCCTTTTTTCCAGTGGGTAGTGAGGACAGGAAAACAACAAGTCCCCAGATTGGAGGAAGCCTTATGAACGACAGAAGACAAATGAACGACACCGACGAGGAACTGATCGACACTTTGCTTGCGATCAGCGTCGTGTCCAAGCGGCTGGCGAGAAATCTTACTATCCTCGCAGCCCAAAGCAAACCCACGGAAGGAGGAAAAGCAGATGAGCAAAATGAGCGAGATGTCCACGACAATCGAAGAACTGCGCAGGTGTGCTGCTGCTATCAACGACGCGGCTAACTGGCTGGCGGAACAGTTCAGCGGCGATGAGCCAGAGCCGGAAGTCGAGCCTGCCGAGCCGGTACTAACGCTGGAAGCGGTCAGGGCTGTTCTTGCAGACAAGTCCCGCGCGGGCTTCACTGCTCAGATTCGCTCTCTGCTCCAGAAGTACGGTGCCGACAAGCTGTCGGGCGTTGACCCGGCAAACTACAAGGCGCTACTTGCAGATGTGGAGGGATTGACCGATGCCACCTAAAGGACACGCTATTCTCTCCGCATCCAGCTCGGACCGCTGGCTGCACTGCCCACCGTCAGCTCGGCTCTGTGAGAGCTACGATGACAAGGGCAGTAATTATGCAGCCGAAGGTACTGATGCCCACGCGCTTTGTGAGTTTAGGCTCCGTCAAGCACTAGGCATGGAAGCAACCGACCCAACCGAAAACCTAAAATGGTTCAACGAGGAAATGAATGACTGCGCTACCGGTTATGCCGCTTATGTGCTCGAACAGGTGGAAACAGCAAAGCAGACCTGCACCGATCCTGTTGTTCTTATCGAACAGCGTGTGGACTTTTCCCGCTGGGTAGAGTCCGGCTTTGGCACAGCCGACTGCATCATCATCGCAGACGGCACCTTGCAGATTATTGACTATAAGCATGGTCTGGGTGTGCTCGTAAGTGCAGAGGAAAACCCTCAGATGCAGTGCTACGCGCTCGGTGCTCTTGAGTTGTTTGATGGTATCTACGACATCAACTCGGTACGAATGACCATCTATCAACCCCGACGTGACAATGTCAGTACTTACGAAATCTCAAAAGACGAGCTTTACCGCTGGGCAGATGAGGTGCTAAAACCCACTGCTGACCTTGCTTTCGCAGGTGACGGCAACTTCCTGTGCGGTGAGTGGTGCGGCTTCTGTAAAGCAAAACACGAATGCCGAGCCAGAGCAGATGCCAATATGGAGCTCACTCGTTACGACTTTAAGCTCCCGCCGCTGCTGACTGATGAAGAAGTCGAGGAAATCCTCGTTCGCGCCGACGATCTTGTGACCTGGGCAGCTGACATTAAGGAATACGCACTTCAAAAGGCAATCAGCGGTAAGAAGTGGAACGGTTGGAAACTGGTCGAAGGCCGCTCGAACCGTAGGTACACAAATGAAACAGCGGTCGCTGGTGTGGTTACCGACGCTGGCTTTGACCCCTATGAGCACAAGTTGCTGGGCGTCACCGCCATGCAGAAACTGCTCGGCAAATCCCGTTTTGACGAACTCCTCGCGGCCTATATTGAAAAGCCGCAGGGCAAACCCACGCTCGTGCCGGAGAGCGATAAACGCCCGGCAATGAACACAGCCAAAAATGATTTTATGGAGGAAAACGATTATGAATAACAGCACTACGAAAGTCAACAACCCAATGAAGGTTATCACTGGCCCCAACACCCGCTGGTCTTATGCAAACGTCTGGGAGCCCAAAAGTATCAACGGCGGTACACCGAAGTTCTCCGTCAGCCTCATTATCCCCAAGTCCGATACTAAGACGGTCGAAAAAATCAAGGCAGCTATCGAAGCGGCTTACCACGAGGGTGAGTCAAAGCTCAAGGGAAACGGAAAATCCGTGCCTCCGCTCGCAGCCCTCAAGACACCTCTTCGTGATGGTGATGCAGAACGTCCGGACGACGAAGCCTATGCCAACTCCTACTTTATCAACGCCAATGCAACCACGGCACCCGGAATTGTTGACGTCGACCGCAACCCTATTCTGACCCGCTCCGAGGTCTACTCCGGAGTGTACGGTCGTGCCAGCATCAGCTTCTATGCATTTAACAGCAATGGCAATAAGGGCATCGCCTGTGGTCTGAACAACCTGCAGAAGGTGCGCGACGGTGAGCCTCTCGGCGGCAAGGCATCTGCTGAGTCTGATTTCGCAACCGATGATGACGAGGACTTCCTCGCCTGAAAACCAGAACCTCAAGGGTGGCGGGCCTTGTGCCTGTCACCCTATCTGGGGTATATGAAGGGACAGTGTATATGAAATCACTCAGTATAGATATAGAAACCTTTTCAAGTGTCAATCTTGCTAAATCCGGTGTGTACCGCTATGTTGAAGCATCGGATTTTGAAATTTTACTGTTCGGCTACTCCGTGGACGGTGGTGCTGTGCAGATTATAGATCTTGCCTGCGGTGAGAAAATCCCTGGCGAAGTTATAACCGCTCTCACCGACGAAACTGTGACAAAATGGGCCTTTAACGCCAACTTCGAGAGGATCTGTCTCTCCCGATTTATTGGGCTGCCGACTGGCGAATACATTAATCCTGTTTCATGGCGCTGCTCTATGGTGTGGGCGGCGACGATGGGATTGCCTCTTTCGCTGGAAGGTGTTGGCTCTGTGCTCAATCTGGATAAGCAAAAACTGACCGAAGGTAAGGAACTCATCAAGTTCTTCTGCCAGCCCTGCTCTCCGACAAAAGCAAATGGCCAGCGCACCCGAAATTTCCCTTATCATGCGCCTGATAAGTGGTTGGCATTCAAGAAATATAATGCCCGTGATGTTGAGGCCGAGATGTCCATACAGGCAAAGCTCTCTAAGTTCCCTGTGCCAGACAGCGTCTGGGACGAGTATCACCTCGATCAGGAGATCAACGACCGAGGCGTAGCTCTGGATATGACGCTGGTGAAGGAAGCCATCGACATTGATGGTCGTTCCCGTTCTGAGCTGACTATGGCAATGAAGAAGCTGACCGAGCTGGATAATCCAAACTCCGTGCAGCAGATGAAACAGTGGCTCTCGGACAACGGCATGGAAACCGATACCCTCGGTAAAAAGGCAGTCGTGGAACTCTTGAGATCCGCGCCGCCTGAGCTTGCGGAGGTACTTCGCCTCAGACAGCAGCTCGCTAAGTCCTCGGTGAAAAAGTATCAGGCAATGGAAAACGCAGTCTGCGCTGATGGCAGAGCTCGCGGTATGTTTCAGTTTTACGGGGCAAACCGTACCGGTCGCTGGGCAGGTCGCCTTATCCAAATGCAAAACCTGCCTCAGAATCATCTGGAGGATTTGGCTGAGGCCCGCTCCCTTGTTCGCTGCGGCGACTTTGACGCTCTCAAAATGCTGTACGAAGATGTACCGGACACTCTTTCCCAACTTATCCGTACCGCATTTGTACCAAGAACTGATGCAAAGTTCATCGTTTCGGACTTTAGCGCCATTGAAGCCCGTGTAATCGCGTGGCTTGCCGATGAGCAATGGCGTCAGGATGTGTTTGCTAAAGGCGGAGATATCTACTGTGCCTCTGCATCGCAGATGTTCAAAGTGCCGGTCGAGAAGCATGGTATTAATGGTCACCTGCGGCAAAAAGGCAAGATCGCGGAATTAGCGCTCGGCTATGGCGGCTCAGTCGGTGCGCTCAAGGCGATGGGTGCTCTTGATATGGGACTTGCCGAAGAAGAGCTCCCTTTGCTGGTAGATGCATGGCGGCAGTCGAATCCCCACATCGTGAAGTTCTGGTGGGATGTGGACAAGGCCGCTATGGAAGCAGTTCGTTACAAGCACACCAACTCGACACACGGCATTACCTTTACTTGCCAAAGTGGGATGCTATTTATCACGCTGCCAAGTGGCAGACGGCTTGCCTATGTGAAGCCGCGTATCGGTGAAAACAAATTCGGCGGGAGCTGCATCACCTACGAAGGTGTTGGTAGCACGAAGAAATGGGAACGATTGGACTCCTACGGGCCTAAGTTCGTGGAGAACATTGTACAGGCGACTGCCCGCGATATTCTCTGTTATGCGATGCAGACGCTTCGGCGCTGCTCCATTGTCATGCATATTCACGACGAGATTGTCATCGAAGCCGACCCGCATATGTCCCTTTCTTCTGTCTGTGAACAGATGGGCAGGACGCCACCGTGGGCTAAAGGCCTACAGCTCCGGGCCGATGGCTACGAGACGGATTTCTATAAAAAAGATTAAGGATGTTTTGTACGATGGGCTTCCTTTTTTCCAGTGGATATTAGAGATGGACAAGAAGCCCATCGTGAAAGGAGGCTCCCAATGAGTATAGATAAACGCAATAGCGAGGGTTACCCCGACCCAACCGCCTACGAAGCCCTGTCGCTGATCGAGAAAGAGGAACGCGCACTCCGCGCTTTCCGGCCAATCGTATATATCTGCTCTCCTTATGCGGGAGACATTGAAAAAAACGTAAAGGCTGCGCGAGTTTACAGCAGGTTTGCTGTGGACAGGGGTTTTATACCGATCGCACCGCATCTGCTCTTTCCACAGTTTATGGACGACACCAACCCGCAAGAGCGTGAACTGGGATTATTCTTTGGAAATGCCCTGATGAGCAAATGCTCCGAAGTTTGGGTATTTGGCAGCGTAATCTCTCCCGGTATGCAGGCAGAGATCAAAAGAGCCAGGTGGAAAAACTACCGCCTGCGCTACTTCACAGAAGATTTGAAGGAGGTTCAAGATGTTTACCATATACCATTCTGACTTCATCAGTAATCCCGGCAACTGCTCCTATCCGCATAAAGCAGAGATAACTGATGCAGCGGAGCTTTCTTCTGCGGTCAGTCGGGATTATGTTTGCGCGGAATACCGCAACAACTATCGTAGCGGCGATAACTTCATTGGTAGCGACTGCCTTCCGGTGGACTGTGACAATGACCACTCTGAGAACCCTGACGAATGGATGCGGCCTGCTGATGTGGAAGCAGCTTTTCCCGGCGTCGCGTTTGCCGTTCACTACAGTCGATCACATATGCGCGAGAAAAATGGAAAGCCTGCTCGACCTAAGTTCCATGTGCTGTTTCCCATTGATCATGTCACCGACGCAACCTGCTACAGCGACATGAAAAAGCTGGTCAACGCCATCTTTCCATATTTCGACACGAAAGCGCTGGACGCTGCTCGATTCTTTTTTGGCACAAATTCGCCTCAGGTTGAAATTCACGATGGTTGTATGAATCTAACGGACTTCTTGGCGGGTGACGACTTCGATTTAAATATGGCTGGCGGGTATAGTGCCAGTCAGGTTATTCCGGAGGGCAGCCGCAACGCTACACTCTCCCGCTTTGCTGGTCGGGTCATCAAGAAATACGGTGACAGTGAAGATGCGTATCAGGCATTTATGGAGGAGGCTGCTAAATGCGATCCCCCTCTCCCGGACTTTGAGCTTTCGACTATCTGGCACAGCGCACAGCGTTTCTTTGCAAAGGTACAGCAGCAGGACGGATATATTCCGCCAGAGACATATAACGATCCCGTTTCATATAAGCCCGGTGACTTCTCAGATGTGGGCCAAGCCGAAGTGCTGGCAAAGCACTTCTCCGGCGAATTGCGATATTCACCTGCAACACATTTTATCCGTTACAACGAACACTACTGGCAGGAAAGTGAGCCTGGCGCACAGGCAGTCGCACACGAACTGACCCGTCGACAATTGGAGGAAGCCACCAAAGACCTACTGACAGCGATGAAGCTGCTGACAGAAAACGGTGGTCAGACAATTCTCGAAGGCGCATCCAAAAGCAAAGCTGAAAGCTTGATGAACAATGCTCAGCTTGAGGCTTATAAGGCTTTCCTTGCAGCGAAGGCATATCAGTCATTCGTTATTCGACGCCGAGACTCCAAGAACATCACTGCAACGCTGAAGGAGTCGCGGCCCATGCTGGAAATCTCGCCTCGCGACCTTGACGCAGACTGTTTCCTGCTCTGCACACCCGCCGCTACTTACGACTTGCGAAAAGGTATGGATGGAGCGCGGGAACATTCTCCGGAGGACTTTATCACAAAAATGACCTCAGTATCGCCCGGCAATAAGGGCGCACAACTTTGGCAAGATAGCCTAAACCTCATCTTCTGTGGAAATCAGGAGCTTATAGACTATGTGCAGATGATCTGCGGGCTGGCTGCCATCGGCAAGGTATATGTAGAAGCTCTGATCATTGCTTACGGCGGCGGACGCAATGGTAAATCTACCTTCTGGAACGCCATCTCCCGTGTGCTGGGTCTCTACAGCGGCAACATCTCTGCTGATACCTTAACGGTAGGTTGCCGTCGCAACATCAAACCGGAGATGGCGGAGGTTAAGGGAAAGCGCCTGCTCATCGCTGCAGAACTACAGGAAGGTGCTCGGCTCAACGACTCCATCGTGAAACAACTCTGCTCTACTGATGATGTGTTCGCCGAGAAAAAGTATAAGGACCCGTTTAGCTTCACACCTTGTCACACACTGGTGCTTTATACAAATCACCTGCCTAAGGTCAGTGCTTCGGACGATGGTATCTGGCGTAGGCTAATCGTGATCCCGTTCGACGCTAAGATTGATGGCACCAGCGACATCAAGAACTATAGTGAGTATCTTTATCAGAACGCCGGTGAAAGCATATTGGCTTGGGTTATCGAAGGTGCCAAGAATGTCATTGCGCTGGACTACAAAATCCCTGTGCCGGAATGTGTGCAGAAAGCTATCGCGGAATACCGGGCGCAAAACGACTGGTTTGCCCATTTCCTTGAGGATAAATGTGAGCTTGATGCCAGCTTCCGCGAGAGCTCCAGTGTGCTTTATCAGGCATATCGGAATTATTGCATTGATACCAACGAATATATCCGTAGTACTACAGACTTCTATTCCGCTCTGGAGGCTGCCGGGTATAGCCGTATCAAGGTGAAAAACAAGCGTTTCTTCGCCGGACTGAGGATAAAAACCGACGACGGAGATTTTGAGGAATTTCTGACCTAAGAGGACTATGGGGTAACCTCGATAAAGGTCATATACAAAAAGTCTCTTAGGGACAAAAAAATTGCTCTAAGAAAAGTTTTAGATATGACGTGCGTCGAGGTTACCCCACCTATTAAAATCTCTGATGGAGTGAACGAATATGAGAGAAAAAGCAATAGAGAAAAAACTGGTTCAGTCAGTCAAATCCGCTGGTGGTATCGCCCTGAAGTTTGCTTCTCCCGGTTTCGATGGAATGCCTGACCGTATTGTGCTTATACCGGATGGTCATATTGGCTTCGTGGAAGTAAAGGCCCCAGGAGAGAAGCCGCGTCCATTACAGATAGCGAGACACGGACTGCTTCGGCGGCTCGGCTTCAAGGTGTATATCCTTGATGATGAACAGCAGATTGGAGGGATTCTCTATGAAATACGAACCTCATAACTACCAGACCTACGCAACCCGTTACATCGAGGAGCATCCGATCTCCGCCGTTCTCTTGGATATGGGCCTTGGCAAGACGAGCATCACGCTGACGGCGCTGAACAACCTGCTATTTGACAGCTTCGAAGCGCATCGCATTCTGGTCATCGCCCCGCTGCGAGTAGCACGGGACACATGGATTGCTGAAGCGGATAAGTGGGATCACCTACAGAACCTCATCTGCTCCGTGGCTGTCGGCACCGAAGCGGAACGCCGTGCGGCGCTGATGAAACCCGCTGATATCTACATCATCAATCGCGAGAACGTCCAATGGTTGATTGAGGACAGCAAACTGCCTTTTAACTATGACACCGTGGTGGTCGATGAGCTGTCCTCCTTCAAAAACTATCAGGCAAAACGCTTCCGGGCATTGATGAAGGTGCGGCCAAAAGTCAAGCGCATCATAGGTCTGACCGGCACTCCCAGCAGCAACGGTCTCATGGATTTATGGGCAGAATTTCGGCTGCTGGACATGGGCGCTCGGCTCGGAAGGTTTATCAGCCACTATCGGCTTGAATATTTCCAGCCAGACAAGCGCAATGGGCAGGTCATCTTTAACTACAAACCTCTTCCCGGAGCGGAACAACGCATCTATAACAAGATAGCGGACATCACCATTTCCATGCGCTCCACCGACCTTCTGAAAATGCCGGAGCTGGTCAGCAGCGAATATACTGTCAGGCTCTCCGACGAGGAGCGCAAACGATATGACAGTTTGAAGCAAGATCTGGTCCTGCAACTTCAGGACAGCGAGATCACCGCAGCGAACGCAGCTGCTCTCACCGGAAAGCTCTGTCAAATGGCAAACGGCGCTATCTACACAGACGATGGCGGTACCGTGAATCTTCACGACCGGAAATTGGACGCACTGGAGGACATTATTGAAGCCGCTGGTGGAAAGCCACTTCTGGTAGCTTATTGGTTCAAACATGACCTTGCCCGCATAACAGAGCGGCTGAATAAGCTACATGTTCCGTTCTCCAAGTTGGACAGTCCCGAGAGCATCAAGCGTTGGAACGACGGTGAGCTTCCTGTAGCGCTTATCCACCCAGCTTCTGCCGGTCACGGGTTAAATCTTCAAAACGGCGGCTCCTGCATCGTCTGGTTCGGGCTGACATGGTCACTGGAGCTTTACCAGCAGACCAACGCCCGACTCTGGCGGCAAGGACAAAGTGCCGAAACTGTTGTGGTGCAGCACATCGTTACTAAAGGCACAATCGACGAGCGGATTCTTAAGGTATTGTCCAAGAAGGACAGTACTCAGGCGGCGCTGATCGATGCGGTAAAAGCCGACCTGCACATCTGAGACAATCAACGACAATCCGTGCAAATCCGAGTGAAATAAAAATTCGGAGGTACAGATTATGAACCCTTATGAAGAATTAGCAAACGCCATCGTGCTGCAAGCCGTCAAGGATTACCGGCTATATGAGGATGAGCGGGAGCTTGCCAGCATCGAGCGCTTCTTCCGTTCTGCTTGGTTTAGCACGCTGACAAGCATCAATCCAGAAATGCTGATCTCCAAGCTGAGAAAGGAGAAGGTTCGCTATGAATACTAAGACATATCTTTCTCAGGCGCGTTATCTGGACATGCGTATCAAGTCAAAGCTCCAGCAGATAGAATCCTTAAACGAACTGGCGACGAGCTGCTCTTCTGTCCTAACAGGTATGCCGCGCAATCCTAATATTGGTGGCTCTAAAATGGCGGATGCTGTGTGCAAGATGATTGATTTGCAGAATGAACTCAAGCGCGACATTGAAGCGCTGGTGGATTTGAAAAAGGAAATTATGAACACGATCCGTCTGGTAACTGATGCCGAGCAGCAAACGCTCTTGGAAAAGCGATACCTCTGCTTTCTTTCATGGGAAAAGATCGCGGTCGAAATGCATTACAGTATCCAGCATATCTACAGAATGCACGACGAAGCTTTGAATGTCGTGGACACAATTCTGGCCATGAGAGTAAATGAGAGCGAATGAGAGTAGCCTCTCATGATAGTATTATAATGGCAAAAGAATAAAGACAGGCCTTCGCGGGAGCAATTCCGTGAGGGCTTTCTTTTTACCCACAAGGAGGTGAACCGATGCCGTATAAACCCAAGCGTCCCTGTGCCTATCCAGGCTGCGGTCGGCTCGCTGTGCGTGAGCAATACTGTGCCGAACATCAGAAGGTCATGGACAAACAGTACAACCAGTATGAGCGTGACCCCGCTTCTAACAAACGCTACGGTCGTAGTTGGAAACGAATCCGTGATCGCTACATCAAAGTACATCCACTCTGCGAAGAGTGTCAGAAGCAAGGAAAGCTGACGCCCGCAGAGGAAGTCCACCACATCCTCCCGCTTTCTCGTGGTGGCACCAACGCCGAGGACAATCTCATGTCACTGTGTCATAGCTGCCATGCGCGCATCACCGTGGAAATGGGTGATCGCTGGCATGACCGATGATCCGGTGGGGGCGGTCAAAATCTCTAAAACTTTTTTAAACGGACAGCGGCGTGGGGCTTCGTGTTGAAAAACGCGATTTCAAACAAGGGAATAGCCCCAGCCAGCAAAGTGAGGTGATATTTTTGGCAAAAGACGGTACCAACCGTGGAGGCGCTCGTATCGGCGCGGGCGCAAAAAAGAAACCATTAGCCGATAAAATCGCCGAGGGCAATCCCGGAGGTAGAACACTGACGGTCATAGAGTTTTCTAACACTGCCGATCTGCATGGTCAAGCAATGCCAGAGCCCAATAAAATGCTCGAAGCTGTCCAGAAGGATGGCAAGACACTTGTTGCAGGTGAGATTTACAAAAACACCTGGCAATGGCTGAACGAGCGTGGTTGTGCGATACTCGTTTCCCCACAGCTTCTGGAGCGGTACGCCATGAGTGTAGCCCGATGGATTCAATGTGAAGAAGCGGTTACCGAATATGGCTTTCTGGCCAAACATCCCACAACGGGTAATGCGATTCAAAGTCCGTATGTGGCGATGGGCCAAAACTATATGAACCAGACAAACCGTCTGTGGATGGAAATTTTCCAGATTGTAAAGGAAAACTGCACCGGTGAATACAGCGGAGCAAATCCACAGGATGATGTAATGGAGCGGCTTTTAACCGCCCGGAAAGGAAAATGATATGGCAAAATACTTAACTGCCGAGAGCGTCTGCAAAGGTCATCCGGATAAACTCTGCGACCTGATTGCTGACAGCATTCTCGATGCTTGTCTACGCAAAGATAAATCTTCACGTGTGGCCTGCGAAGTCATGGCTACAAAAGGCAAGATCATCGTAGCGGGCGAAATCACCTGCTCGAAGAAAGTGGACATCCGCTGGGTGGTCCGCAGAGTTCTGGAGAATGTCGGGTATAATCCTTGGAAGTTCGCGGTGTTTGTATTCGTCCACCAGCAAAGTAAGGACATCGCCGGTGGTGTGGATCGAGCACTGGAGTCCCGCTCCGGAGATACCTCTTGGTATTCCATGCTCGGCGCTGGCGACCAAGGCACTGTTTATGGTTATGCCACAGATGAAACGGTTGAAAAGCTACCGCTTCCGCTCGTATACGCTCATGCCATTTGTCGGAAGCTTGATAGCAGCATGAAAAATGGTGTCATTAAAGGTATCGGCCCTGATGGAAAAGCGCAAGTTACCGTCGAGTACGAGGATGATCAGCCAAAGCGTATAAAAACAATCGTCGTTTCCGTACAGCATCGCGCTGACAAGGATTTAGAGGTTCTCCGCAGCGAGATCATCTCTCAAGTGCTGTGGCCGGTATTCGAGAAGTTTCCATTTGATGATGACACCGAAATCCTCATCAATCCCTCCGGCCGTTTTGTCGAGGGTGGGCCTGCTGCTGATACTGGTTTAACCGGCCGAAAGATTATGGTCGATAGCTATGGAGGTCTTGCTGCTCATGGCGGCGGAGCGTTCTCCGGTAAAGATCCAACGAAGGTTGACCGCTCCGGTGCTTACATGGCAAGAGCTATTGCAAAGAACATTGTCTGGTGTGGTTATGCTAAACGCTGTCAGGTAGCTATCTCCTATGCCATCGGCAAGACTGACCCCGTTGCAGTTGAGATTGAGACCTTCGGTACAGGCACGGTTTCTGATGAAGTACTCAGAAAAGCTGTCCTTGAGGTTTTTAACCTGCGTCCTGCAGCGATTATCGAAACGCTGAGTTTACGTGATGCTATCTATGCAGATACAGCGACCTATGGCCATTTCAGTGGAACACTCTCTCGCTGGGAATGGCTGGACCGTTATAAAGAAATACAGGAGGCGGTAAAGAAATATGTTGATTGAAAAAAAGAATACCGCCGAGCTTTTGCCTGCGGATTACAATCCCCGCAAGGATTTAAAACCCGGCGATCCGGAATATGATAAGCTGAAGCGTTCAATTGAACAATTCGGATATGTCGAGCCGGTCATCTGGAATAAGGTGACCGGCCGTGTTGTAGGTGGGCACCAGCGTCTAAAGGTGCTCATCGACATGGGGATCACCGAGGTCGAGTGTGTGGTAGTCGAGATGGATGCCGAAAAGGAAAAGGCCCTCAACATCGCACTGAACAAGATTTCCGGCGAATGGGATAAAGAGAAGCTGGCATTGCTCATTGCTGATTTGCAGGGTGCGGACTTCGATGTATCTCTCACAGGCTTCGACCCTGCTGAACTGGATGCTCTGTTCAAGGATAGTATCAAAGATGGCATCCACGACGATGATTTCGATGTGGGAACAGAGCTAAAGAAGCCACCGATCACAAAGCTCGGTGATGTATGGACGCTCGGTCGGCACAGGCTGGTTTGCGGCGACAGCACAAAGGCCGACACCTTTGATTTGCTGATGGCTGGTGGCAAAGCCAATCTCGTCATTACCGATCCGCCCTACAACGTCAACTACGAAGGTAATGCTGGGAAGATCAAGAACGATAACATGGCAAATGACGCCTTTTATAACTTCCTGCTTTCCGCTTTTCAGAATACCGAAGCTGTCATGGCGGACGACGCCAGCATCTACATTTTCCATGCCGACACTGAAGGTCTTAATTTCAGGAGAGCCTTTTCGGATGCCGGTTTTTATTTGTCCGGCTGCTGCATCTGGAAGAAGCAGTCGCTTGTGCTCGGCCGCTCTCCCTATCAGTGGCAGCATGAGCCGGTGCTCTACGGTTGGAAGAAAAACGGAAAACACCAGTGGTACAGCGGGCGCAAGGAAACCACCATCTGGGAATTTGACAAGCCTAAGAAAAACGGCGACCACCCGACTATGAAGCCGATCCCGCTTTTGGCATACCCTATTATGAACAGCTCCATGAGCAACACACTGGTGCTCGATCCCTTTGGCGGCAGCGGCTCAACACTGATTGCCTGCGAACAGTCCGACCGCTCCTGTTATGCCATCGAGCTTGATGAGAAATTCTGTGATGTTATCGTCAAGCGGTACATTGAGCAGGCGGGAACAACTGAAAAGATTAGCGTTCAGCGTGATGGTGTGCTCTACTCCTATGCGGAGGTAACCGCCGACGAGTAAACTCCGGTTTCCGGTATTGTGTTATCTACACCAAAAACCGCTGAATAATCGGTACAGTATTCTGCACATAAATCGCATAAAACCGTTGCTATATATGCGGTTTAGAGTGATTAATACAGTACAGAAGCTGAATTAATTTGGCTCACAGAAAGGCGGTATGAAAGATGAAACTTAACTACAATGTTACAGGAAGCGAACGCAAATCACTGGTTGGCACAATCAGCACAGCGCTGGGCGCACCAACTAAGTACCTCGGAGCACCATCCTTCGCTTACGAGATTGGCGGTTACCACATCGACAAGTCCGGAACGCTTACAGGCCCCGATAACCTTGACTTGGAGGATTTGCTCCATCAAGCGGGTTTTGAGGCAGACAGCGACAGTCGCGAGTATGACGAAGACGATGCCTGCAAGAGCGGGCTTGGCAGCATGGATGCGCCCCACGAGTTCCCGGATATTGACCAGCACCATCCCGGACGGTATGTAAACACAAATGTACCCATTACCGATACCATGCAAAGGCAACTGGATGAAGTACTCGCCTTTGAGGACCTGAGGATGGACGGCCGTGAGGAAATGGGCCTTGGTCGTACCCGCCGTGAAAGCTTTCAGGGTGAAAACGGAATGCAGGCAAGCGATGTGCCGGAACCTGATGATGACATCGGATTGGTAATTGAGATGCCGCGCTCCGCTTTCACCGACGCGGCGCTTCAAAACCTAAAGCGGCTGGTGGAAAGCAAAGCGACGCTTATCAAGAAGGCACTCGGTGCAGACAGCTTGGAAATCGAGTTTACCGACGAGCTGATTCGCTTCCCTTGGTTTGAATGCATTCCGGAGCCGGAGGTCATCAACGCGACCACACGCTTTATCGAAAAAATGCTTGACGCAGCCAAGAGCCACAAACGTGTGACTGCCAAGGAAAAAGAAACAGACAACGAGAAGTACGCTTTTCGCTGCTTTCTCCTTCGACTCGGCTTTATCGGTGACGAGTACAAGGAAACGCGCCGGGTACTCCTCCGTAATCTGACCGGCAGCGCGGCCTTTCGTTCGGGGGCCAAGAGAGGCTTCAGTGCTGAGGACCTTGATGCTGCCACTGACGACCCAGCAGTAGCAGAATCGGTAAAAAACTTGCTAGCCGGAGAGGAGGCAGCCAGCGATGAGATTTCCGAGTAAAGAAACCGTCGAACGCATTCGCCGCCAGTTTCCGATTGGTTGCCGTGTGGAGCTTCTTCGCATGGACGATGTGCAGGCCCCACCCATCAGCACCAAGGGCACCGTAACCGGCGTGGACGACACAGCAAGCATCATGGTTAACTGGGACAACGGCAGCAGGCTGAACGTGGTTTACGGTGAGGATCTATGCCGGAAAATTGAAATGTAACTAAAACAACATTCGGGAACAGTGCCGGAAACGGCTCTGTATCTCGTACAGAGGGATTTTGACGGACTGCCTATGGCGGTCTTTTATTTTGCCTATGAGGAGGTGGCGGATACGAGAAAATTGAAAAAATATGTGCCGACAAGGTTTATGGCTTCCGATTCGTATTACGACAAGTCTGCCGCTGACCGCGCCGTTGCTTTCATTGAGGCCCTCTGCCATACCAAAGGCACCTGGGCCGGTAAGCCTTTTGAGCTGATCGACTGGCAGGAACAGATTGTTCGTGACATTTTCGGGACGCTTAAACCCAACGGCTACCGGCAGTTCAATACCGCCTATGTGGAAATACCAAAGAAGATGGGTAAAAGCGAGCTTGCAGCGGCGATTGCTCTGCTGCTCACCTGCGGAGATTTTGAGGAACGCGCCGAGGTCTACGGCTGCGCCGCAGACCGAAACCAAGCGTCCATTGTTTTTAATGTGGCCGCTGATATGGTAAGGATGTGTCCGGCACTGGATAAGCGCGTCAAAATTCTCGATGCCACCAAACGGCTCATCTATCAAAAGACAAACAGCATATACCAAGTGCTGTCTGCCGACGTCGGCAATAAGCACGGCTTCAACACCCATGGCGTGGTATTTGATGAGCTGCATACCCAGCCGAACCGAAAGCTCTTTGATGTCATGACCAAAGGCAGCGGTGATGCGAGAATGCAGCCGTTGTATTTTTTGATCACAACAGCCGGAGATAACCAAAACAGCATTTGCTGGGAAGTGCATCAGAAGGCACTGGATATTCTGGACGGCCGCAAAACCGACCCTACCTTCTACCCGGTCATATACGGTGCAGCGCAGGAGGATGATTGGACAGACCCAAAGGTATGGAAAAAAGCAAACCCATCCCTCGGCATTACGGTGAGTATGGATAAGGTTAAAGCGGCTTTTGAATCAGCAAGGCAAAATCCCGCCGAAGAGAACAGCTTCCGGCAGCTTCGTTTAAACCAATGGGTTAAACAGACTGTACGCTGGATGCCGATGGACAAATGGGATGCCTGCGCTTTTGAGGTTGACCCGGAAGCCTTGCGAGGCCGTGTCTGCTATGGTGGGCTTGACCTCTCCTCTTCCACTGATATCACTGCTTTTGTGCTGGTTTTCCCGCCATTGGATGAGAATGATAAATATATCATTTTACCGTTTTTCTGGATACCGGAAGACAACATCGATCTGCGGGTTCGGCGTGACCATGTGAACTATGATTTATGGCAGAAGCAGGGTTTCCTGAAAACCACCGAGGGCAATGTAGTGCATTATGGTTTTATTGAAAGCTTTATTGAGGAACTCGGTACACGCTACAATATCCGCGAGATCGCATTCGACCGCTGGGGCGCTGTGCAGATGGTACAGAACCTTGAGGGTATGGGTTTCACGGTTGTTCCGTTCGGTCAGGGCTTCAAGGATATGAGTCCGCCGACAAAGGAACTCATGAAGCTAACCTTAGAGCAGAAACTTGCTCACGGTGGTCACCCTGTTCTGCGCTGGATGATGGATAACATCTATATTCGCACCGATCCGGCAGGCAACATCAAAGCGGACAAAGAGAAATCCACCGAGAAAATCGACGGCGCAGTCGCTACCATTATGGCGCTCGATCGGGCAATACGGTGCGGAAATGTTACGAGCGAAAGCGTATATGACTCACGCGGACTGCTCGTTTTTTGATTGGAGGTAAATGCCTATGAACATCTTTCAGGGAATATTCAAAGCCCGTGATAAGCCTAAAGATGCCCTTAGCGGCAGTCGATACAACTTCTTTTTCGGAAGCACAAGCTCGGGAAAGCCGGTCAACGAACATACTGCCATGCAGATGACTGCGGTCTATTCCTGCGTGAGGATACTTTCCGAAACACTGGCGGGTCTTCCGCTTCATGTGTATAAGTACAACGACAGTGGCGGCAAAGAAAAATACCTGAAGCACCCGTTATATAAGTTGCTCCATGACGAGCCAAATCCGGAGATGACTTCATTTGCGTTCCGTGAAACGCTGATGAGTCATCTTTTGCTGTGGGGAAACGCATACGCACAGATTATACGAAATGCTAAGGGCGAGGTCATTTCCCTCTACCCGCTGATGCCGAACAGAATGACAG